GGAGCGCCAGAACCTGTTGATACGCTTCCTACTGGTGTCCATCCGGTACCGTTGTAAACCTTTAGAGTATTTAGTACGTTATCGTACGCAACCTGACCAGATACTGGAGAACCAATCGCATTGATCTGTGTGGTTGACAGATTCTGTACGCGAGCATTCTGGAGCTCGAGTTGGTTTAGGTTAATTGGTACTAGAAAACTACGTGCCATTATCTATCTCCTTATGAAAGATACGCGTCGCCGCTGAAAGCAGACTGAAATACTACAGTTGTACTGTTGGCATTGATATACCGTACTTCGCCTTCAACATTGGTACCTGCTGAGTCTACAACAGTTACGTTTGGATTAAAGTTTAAATTGTGGACAATCGCCCAGGTATTTGACGGGGTTCCTTGGATATGGTGGTAGGCAAGCGGAGGTAATACCGAGCCTTCCGTTAGCACATCTATGGTTATTGGGGCTGGATAAGTGATGTTGGTAATGTCTGGTATCTGTAGGCCGTACTCTGGATTTGGCTGCCAAATTTGAGGATTTGTCATGTGGTCACTTCTTCCCTAGTAAATACTTTACCAGTTATGTATGTGCGAACTGTTGAGTCTGTATTGTTTGTCATCTGTAGGTCGTAGTAGGCGGTTCTTGGAAGTGCCGCAGTTACTGATCCTGGCAGGGTTAGTCGTAGAGTATCTACTACTGTGGTTGTAGAGGTTATCTTGGTGATGATAAATGTGCCAAGAATAACCGGACCAATTTGAGCGTAGCTACTGTCTGTAAACATGCGGATCTGAGCTTTTGGAGTATAGCTTGTAAGGTCGAATCCAAATCTAAGATCAATCTTAAAGTCATCTCCTGAGTACATAGAAAGGTCTCGGTTCATTGCTGGGCTTGGAGGAGTGATGTCTCCATAGTCTGGCATGTTGAGTGAGACTCGCTGTGGTAGGGAGTGATCATCAATTTCTTGTGGGCGATAGACAGGGATGTAGCGATTTGTGAGGCGGCTAATACGGCGAAGTGTTTGAACCTCAATACGGAACATACCGATATTGAGCATTGTACAGATCTCTTTATATTGTTCTCTACGTGCCTGTAGCATCTCCATGAGCTGGCGATAACGCTCAGAGCGAGGGATAGAGACGCCATCTGGAGAGATGATGTCAATGTCAAATGCTGAGTCATTAGCTAGGGTGTAGAGGGCTAAAGTAGATGCAAGTAGGACCACTGGATATTCTTCAAGTGGGGGTAGCAAACCGATCTGGGTTATACGGCTTCCAGCAGTGTCTGTGGTGTGAGCGGCATGCTCAAGAAATGCGGTGTTAATGTAATAGGTAATTTCACTATCTGTGAAGTAACGGTAGGACTGGCCTGTCACAGTAATGGTAGAGTTATTTATAGGTACTACAGAGTTAGCAAGAACAATGACTCCCACGCCTTCTTCAACAGATACGTTTGAAGAAATATCCGTTGTAACCGATGTGAGTATCGCGGTGCCTAATGCTCCGGCCACTGCTGTGCCTGTAGCTGCGTTAGAAATTCTAAAATATGTAGAAGTAGCCGCGGTAATAACTGCATTAGATATGTTAAAAGCTGTTGTAGACAAACCTGAGATAGAAACTGTTTGGCCCACTAAAAAAGCGTTGCTAGCTGTATAGGTTATAGTACCTGCAGAAGCTGAGGCTGCTGTTACGGTAGCTGTCAGGGCTGCCGTAGTAGATTTAATAACTAGGGTGTACCCCTGGACTGGAGCCGTACTAAGCTGAAAACGAGATGTAACTCCATCACCTGTAAAGGTGTCAGTGAATGCTCTGGCTGTATCGCCAATTTCTGCCCGCAGTCTATCTGTGAGTTGCTGTACTGTGGCCACTGATCCTCCATAAAGGTTGTGTGCTAATCATCTAACATTATATATAATAAGTCCTGCTAAAAAGGCTCAACTCCGACAGGAGGGCGATTGTCGGAGTTGAGCGGACTATAGAGGAAACTTTGTCCTCTTACAAACGATTAGAAAGGTATCCCTTTTCTTCGAGGTGACGAGCAAGATCCTTAGAGACCTTGTACTTCTTACCTGCTACGAAGGAATAGAAATTACCTGCACCAAATGCCATCATTTCAAGTGTTTCCGCAACGCGGATAACTACCTGGTCATCTGCCAGGGAAACCCCTACGCTTTCGACTTCGTCAATGATAGTTGGGTTTGATGGATTGGCGGTGAGATCTGTAACTTCAGTCTCATCTTTAAATTCTTGTACTCTAGTCGCCATAGAGATTTCATTTGCCCTAGCTGCCTGTTGCTCAGCCACTGCCTTAAGTTGTTCTTCACGCTGACGTCCTGTGACATCAGATACTTTTGCTTTTGACACGATTTGTGTTCTCCTTATAGTTTAGTTTTTGAAAGTAGCTGGGGGAGCTTTCGCCCCCCCAGGCCACTGTGTTGAATTAGTTGGTTTCTGCGATAACTACAGACTGATCAGTGATTAGACCAAGACCGTAGATTGCGTACCAAGCAAGTGCGTGCTCACGACCGAAGTCTAGAATACCGCCATCGCGGAGTTCTACTGGAAGAGAGATTGCGTGACCGAATGCGTTATCTCCAATGAAGATAGCTGAGTAGCGGTCTGCGTTACCGTTACCTGTCTTGCGAACAGGAGTTGTGTATCCACCACCAGTTGGGTAGACGATTGACTCTGGAGCAACTGCAGTATCAGTGGTGTAAGAAGTTCCTGCACCGTTTGTTACCTTGTCGATCTGAGTTGTTTCGATGAATACTGTGTCGTACAAACGACCGATTTCACCGAGCATGAAGTTACCTGGAGCTGCGTACTTTGTGACTTCAATGAATTCTGAGTTATCACGAAGACGACGGCTCTGGTGTGGGTGGATGAACGCTACGTAAGTCTCACCAAGGCGAGGAATGTTACGTGTAGCAAGTGTCTCAACTGCGTCCTTGACGGTACGTGTTGAAAGATGGAAGTTACCAGTCATTGAAGCACGTGATGTACCGTTTGTGCCGTATGCGTAAAGGTTGTTACCAGCAGCGTTTGAAGCTGTTGAGTATAGACCTGAGCGATCTTCACCGTAGATTACGGATGAAGCAGCCATAAGTGTGTCACGAGCCTGGCCATCAAGGTAGAGGGCCATGTTACGTCCAAGAAGACGTGATGCTGATGCCATAACGTCATCGAATGATGCGTTAAGTAGGAGTTCTGATACAGCAATTGCAAAGCCGTGCTCTGCTACTGTGATTGAGAACTGTTGTGCTGTCAATGCGTTTGTTGACATACGGACACCTTCAACGAGTGAAGATGCATTTCCGAGGTTGTTATAACGCATGAAGTTGATCTGGAGACCAGGTGCGACGCCTAGTTCTGTCTTCTTAACAGCGAACTGTTCGAAGCGTAGAATTGGCATTGACTGGAAAAGGATTTCCTTTGACCAGATAGTTTGAATTGCTTGTGTTAGCTGGCTGTTAGAGCCAGAGTATGCTGTAGGTGCTGCGGCTAAATTGCCGGTACCTGTTACGGCTGATGCCATGTCGGTGTTACTCCTTGTTCATATATGTTTGAGGGGTTTTTAATTACTATTTACTTTTTAACCAAAGATTCCTTTGTCTGTGCCACGTCCCATTCCGAGACGTTCACGAACTTTTGCGTATTCAGTAACCGACATAGCGGCAATTTGTTCCGCTGAGAACTGTTGTTGGTCCGAATTGTTTTCCATGGTTGGAGGCAAAGTTGGGCGAGTACCTGTCATTTCACGACGTGCACTCTGCATTGCCTGTGATGCCGAATCTAGGATCTTAGAAGATCGATCTCTAAGTCCTGTAATACTTTGTTCAATCTCTTCAGGAGTATTTCCTGAGATTAGATCTACAAGCTCAGGGATAATATTATCCTGTTCTTCCTGTACGCGACGATTACGATACTCTGTAAGAGCGGCGTATTGACGTTCACGTTCTACTAACGCGAGATTGCGTGCGTTTTCTTTACGTACTTCTTCAAGCTGATCTGCCCATTCTTTTTCTTTGAGCGATAGAAGTTCACGTGTATCCATTTCAGATTCAGCCTTTTTACGAGCTTCTTCCTCTGCTTCTTTGCGGAGTCGATCCGCTTCAGCTAGACGTTCTTCACGATCTTTTGCAAGAAGATTTACTTCTCCCTTAAGAGATTCAATTGTGTCGTAGAGCTTTCCTTTTTCCTGCTCACGTACACGCTTTAGATCGTCTTCTGTGTAGCTCTTCTGTTCTACGAACTGTGAAGAAGCCACTGCTTCATTTGTTGTAGGAGCCGGGGTTCCTTTAGCTTCCATGTGGAAAGCTTCTTGAGCCACTGCATCGGTTACAACTGGAGATGCTTGTTCTGTCATAATTATTCCTTAGAGTTAAGAGGTCGTTGTCCGAATTAGTGCCACGATGACCTGCGGTTTAGTTTGGTATATAGCCTGTCAAATATTTTAAATATTGTCAGTCTAAATTCTTAATCAGTTTGTCCTTTGAACCCATCATCAGATCCGCCCTTTGCATCACCAGAACGCCATTGTGGAATCTTAGTTCCATAAGCTTCTGTGACAAGTTCGGATTGCATTTGAGCCAAAGTCTGTTCTTCAAATGGAGTTACTACTCCTGGTTGTCCTAGTGGACCTGGACCTGTACCATCGCCTGGTGCAGCCCCTGGAGGAAGTGTACCATCTGGCATCATGCCTGTGAGTGATGTAATAGCGGAGTTAATCTGTTGCTTGATAAGGGCAACTGCCCCATCCGCCTTTGCATCCTCAATAAGTTCTGCACGAATTTCTTCGAGCTTCTCTGCTGGGAATTCCTCACCAAGCTGACGAAGAGCACCCTCACGGCTTTCTAGGTTAAGCTGCATCTTCATCTGGATTTCATTGAGAACAATGAGCTTATCTAGAGGAAGTGGTTGTGGGAAGTGAACAATAGTCTTATAGGTTAACGGGCTAGCTAAATCTAGCTGATCCAACTGATTTGGCTTAATTGGGCCGTTAAACATAGGGTTGTAAGTAAACATCTCCGGCTCTTTAAATGCCAAAGTGCGAAGCACAAGTTCGTTAACGCGTTCTAAACCCTCACCGTATTGGACAAGCTTCTGTTGGTAGCGGTTCATCAAAGGCTGGTACTGAATAGCAAGTGCAACACCTGAGGTGTTAGAGATAGGCTGTACTTGACCTAGTGCGGTCTCAGGTACGCCAATCATCTCGTGCATGGCTGTCTTGAGTACCTTTAAGTACTCTAGGGCGCCTTGTAAGCCCTGTCCGCCGCCTTCTAGGTTAAATACCTGGGCATCCTTAGGAAGACCGCCCCAAACCTTCTTAGGGCCCTTTTCTAGGGCAGATGCCTTAGCACCTGTAATAACTGTTACGGGAGCAGCATGGTAGTTAATGATGTCAGCTACATCTGTAGCTGTTTCATTATATGCACGGTTTAGCGTAATAACGTCGTGGCAATCAGAGAGTCCCCATGGGGATCCTGAAACACGTACGTTAGGAATATGAATGACTGGAACCACGCCAATTGGATTTGGACGAGAGTCAATAAGCTCGTCGTTAATGTATTCTTCAATACGATCATCAGTCAAGATTTCGGTGTAAGTGTATACCTGGCGTGTTCCCTCAACTGAAGTTCCCCAAAAGCGGTACTTTAGTTTAAAACGAATTAAGCGAGAACGGTCATGCGGGTGGAACTCTGGAAAACAAAAAGAAGCGTTAAGTGGGAGGATGCGTACACGTCCTGGGTGAACCTGGCCAACTGAGTCTGCGTAAGCTTCTTCATAGGCTACTTTGACAAAACAGTCACCTGATACTCCACCTTGCTGACCCATTTCCCATAGTACGCCACGTTTATCGTTATCAATTTCCCACACACGCTTTAGGATGTCTGGGATGATAGCTTCTGTGGCTACTGGGCTGCGGAACTGTACTCCGCGACTAAATGTAAAGTTAATAATAAAATCTGTAAATGCGCGATAATAGTTGTACACCATCTGTGACTCGCCAATTTCACGGCGATAAGACCAGTGGTGACCAAGGTACATTGCCCAATTAAGTGAGTAACGATTTAGGCGTGGGCCATGAACTTCAAACTCTTCATCTGCTAGTTCCACTAATCCAAGTGGAGAAATAGAGATAGTTAAATCACTCGACGACGCTCTATACGACGGAGGACTGAAATCAATACCACCGGCCATTAGTTATTTCCCATCATGTTTGCCCTCAAACTACGAATCCTTTTTTCTTCGTCTCACGCTTTTTGCGTGCTACTTTTTCTTTTTGTCGATCTTCTTTTACTTTGTCCCAATCAACATTTTTTGGATCAGCTTCTTTTAAACTCTGTGGTTCGTTACCACCAATAAGAGCCCACTGTTGGCTAATAATTTTATTAGCTTGTGGCGATGTACCTTTACCACGATGCTTAGGATATCTAGCCGCAGCTTGATTCTTAACAGCTTCGTAGGTCTTTAGGTACTTGCGAACATTCGCCATGGTTCTCCCCTGTATTATCCCCGGCCTTGCGGCCGGGGACAACATTAGTATACAGTAATTAGTCGTTAACTGAAGCAGGGTTCATGCGACCATAGCGGGCACCTGAACGGATAACTTCTTCGATAACAACTTCAGAGTGGTCACCAAAGTTACCTTGTGAAAATTCGCCAAGATATGTAGGTGCTTCGACCCATGAAGCAGATCCAACGTGAGCACGCTCTTTCATTGTCTCTTCTGCATATTTTTCCATTACGTTCATGTTGTGGTTAGGACGACCGTTTGGTGTGTCGTAACCCTGATCCAAGCCGAGCTGGAAATCATTTGGAACGTCTGTATCTGTTGCAATACCTTCTTCGAAACGAAGTGGGCCACGAAGGCCTGGTGCTGCTGGGCTGAACTTGCGTTCATAGCTTGAGCCTACACGCTCAGGAAACTGAGGTGTTGGTGCAATATTTTCCATTGCCATTGTTTATTCTCCTATAGGGTTGGGATTGAGGTCCTCGGGATAATTCTGTCGCGTACGCGACGTTTTGTCACATTAAAGATAATAATTAAAAGAAAGGACTGGCACTGACTTCAATAGTGGGCATAACCATTTCTTGGGTCAAAGAACAAGCCAGGGCTAAAGAATCCACAAAATCGTCGTGTGCGTGGGCTTCGTCAGGGGCAGCTACTAGGAAGTTAGGTCCCTTGTACTGTACCTCGGCATCTGTCATCTGTTGGTAGAACTTCTTCCAAATACGCAACCGCCTGGTTTTAGCGTGGGAAGGCCAAGAGACCATCTGACGCTGGATCAAAGCCTGTAGGTGTTTCCAACGCTTTGATTGCTCACTAGGGCTAGAGGTAACTGAAATTACTTCTGCTCTTGGCATAAGAATCTTTAAGCGTTGAGCTACAGCGTCACCAACACCGTTGGCATCTACACCAATAGCTAGTACATCGTAGTTAGATAAAAACTGTTGGATCTGGAAATATTGTTCTTCCCAGTCATCGCCTTGAATTTCTAACCAATTAAGTACTCTATGATCATAGTAGCCAAATTCATCAGGTCTATCCCAGTCTACCCACACAACAGTCACAACTGTTGAGTCCATCTTGCGTGCAGGATCCACCCCAACAACAACAGGAGATCTGAAGTGACTTTTCACAAGTTCTTGTGATGTGTCTCCAAGATCGTCCATTATTGAAGATGTAATGAACATGCCTCGCTCTAACAACCATTTGCAGTTGTACGAGAGCTGGAACTCATCTGAGTCTTCTCCAATTCGGAGCATTTCTTTTTTAATAAACTTTTCGTAGTTAGTTTGAACCTTAGCTACATCTTTCCAGTCCCACTGGAAGTGGTTCTG